ATGGAAGAGATGCTTTCAATGTTGCACTAAGACCTACATTAGACAAAGATAATTCAAAAGCAATATTTATTTCTACACCTCGTGGCAGAAATAACTATTTTGCAGAATTTTACTATAGAGGATTTACTGATGAGTTTCCTGAGTGGGCTAGTATAAAAGCAACTTGGCATGAGAATCCTCGTGTATCAGAAGAAGATATTAAAGAAGCAAGAAAAACAATGTCAGAATCAGAATTTGCACAAGAATACATGGCCGACTTCAATGTGTATGAGGGTCAGATATGGTCATTTAATCATGAATCTCAAATTGCAGATTTAAATGATTTTGATACTTCAAAGATGGACGTCTTTGCAGGGCTTGACGTAGGGTATAAAGACCCTACTGCATTCTGTGTGATTGCATATGACTGGGACGAGAAAAAGTATTATGTGTTAGATGAATATTTAGATTCAGAAAGAACTACAGAACAACATGCTGCACAAATACGAAAAATGGTTGATAAGTATAATATAGATTGGATTTATATTGATTCAGCAGCACAACAAACAAGATTTGATTTTGCACAAAACTATGATATTACTACTGTAAATGCCAAAAAGTCAGTACTAGATGGTATTGGTCATGTAGCAGGAATAGTTGACAATGATGATTTATATGTAAATCAAGGCTGTAGAGAAGTATTAACATGTCTTGACCAGTATCAATGGGATCCAAACCCTAATTTGATGAAAGAGAGACCAAAACATGACGGAGCATCGCATATGGCTGATGCAATACGATATGCACTATATACATTTGAAACCACAGCCACCTCGTTTTAGACACACCTGTCAAAAATACTTCTTGACTTTTGGTGTAAACTTTTGTTATAATTCTAACTAGAGTAAGATATGAAATTTAAGAGAGATTTAGTTAAATATGTGAGAGATAAAGCTAAATCACAGTATAAAAAAGAAAACGAGTGTTATATATGTGGCAACACAGATACTTTAGATTTTCACCATTTTTACGGATTGACCGAATTGCTAGACACTTGGCTACGCACAAATAACATAACTATAGAGAATGAACAAGATATCCTAGATGTTCGGGAACAATTCATCGGTGAAAACTACGACAAAGTTTATAATAAAACAGTTACTCTCTGCCATCAGCACCATTTGAGATTACACTCAATATACGGGAAACGACCCAAACTAATCACAGCAGAGAAACAGGCAAGGTGGGTCGAGTTACAAAGAGAAAAACATGGCATGGTACGATAGATTTTTAGGAATAAACAGACAGACGGAGGAAAAATTAAATCCTTCGCAATATGTCATATCCAGAAACGAGGGTATGACTATCGATTCGCGTGAAATCGTTACTAATTATAGAAATGCTTACGAAGAATTAGAAGTTGTTAATAGAGCAGTAAACATGATAGTAGATGATGTTGCTGAAATACCTTACACTGTAGGTGAGCAAAGACAAGGCGTTAACAATATAATAAAAAACATTCGTAGAGTAAAGGTAGAACAATTACTAAATAGAGAACCTAACCCATTTCAAGATATAAGTACATTTAAAAGAAATCTGATAATTGACTTATTGATTGATGGTAATATATTTATTTATTTTGATGGTGCACATATGTATCATCTACCAGCAGAAAAAGTAACAATATATTCAGACGATGAAACATATATTGATAAGTATACATTTGATAATAGCATTGATTATAGTGTAAATGAAATTATACATATCAAAGAAAATAGTTTTAACTCCATATATCGTGGAGTTCCAAGATTAAAACCAGCATTTAGAACAATGCAGTTACTTGGAAGTATGAGAAAGTTTCAAGATAATTTTTTCAAGAATGGAGCAGTTCCAGGATTGGTACTTAAATCTCCTAACACTCTTTCAGAGAAAATCAAAGAAAGAATGTTACAAGCATGGAGTATGAGGTACAATCCAAATACTGGAGGTCGAAGACCACTTATACTTGATGGAGGACTTGAAGTAGAGCCAATGTCTCAAATTAATTTTAGAGAACTGGACTTTCAAGATTCAATAAAAGCAAATGAAAAAATTATACTTGAAGCACTAGGAATACCACCTATTTTATTAGACGGTGGTAATAATGCAAACATAAGACCAAACCATAGACTATATTATTTAGAAACTATAATACCTATAGTTAGAAAAATAGGATATGCTTTGGAAAGATATTTTGGATTTACTCTAAATGAAGATGTAACAGGTATTCCTGCTTTACAACCTGAGTTAAGAGACCAAGCAGCTTATTATGCTACACTTGTGAATACAGGAATCATAAGTACTAACGAGGCAAGAGAAGCGCTAGGTAAAGATCCAATTGATGGATTCGATGAACCAAGAGTTCCTGTAAATTTAGCAGGTTCTTCGGTAAATCCACAGGAGGGAGGACGACCAACAGAAAGTTCTCCAATTGAGGAAGAATAATTATGACAAAAGATATGATGATAAAAGCTGTATCTGATTTCTTCGCTAAAAAAGGCGTAGAAAAAATGGATTTAGCGGAATATAAATCATACGGAAGTGATGTTCCTGTCAAAGACTATATTTTGAAAAGATACTTTGGCTCATGGAACAGAATTCTTGCTGTGGTTAATAAAAGATATCCTGTTTCTGTTGCTCCTGTAGAGGTTGAAAAACCAAAAGCAGCTCCTAAAGTGGAGAAAGTGGAGAAAGAAGATGTCAAATAAAATTTTTCATTGGACTAATAATTTTAAAACCTTAGGCGAAACCGATGATGGCGGTATAGACATCAAAGGTTCTGCAAGTACAAATGCACTAGATAGAGCTGGCGATATAATCGAAGCTGAAGCATGGACAAAGGGCGGATTAGAAAATTTTAAAAATAATCCTGTATTACTCTTTAATCATGACCACAATAAGCCTATCGGTAGAGCAACAGGTTTAGAAGTAACTGATAAAGGTTTAGAAATCTCAGGTAGAATTTCTAAAGCAGCAGGTGAAATAAAAGATTTAGTCAAAGACGGTGTCCTTGGAGCGTTTTCTGTCGGCTTCAGAGTCAAGGACGCAGATTATATGACCGAAACTGACGGATATAAAATAAAGGACGCTGAATTATTTGAAGTATCAGTGGTATCAGTACCTTGCAATCAGAGTGCAACATTCTCTTTAGCAAAGTCATTTGATAACATGGACGACTATGAAAAATTCAAAAAGCAATTTATAAAGGCTAACTCAGTTGACTCAGCAGACGCTGTGAAAGTTGAGCAGCCAAGTGGGGAGAAATCCCAAAAAATGGAGACTGATATGTCAGAAGAAAAAATGAATCCTGAAACTTCTCCAGAGTTCGACCTTGACAAGTTCGCGGCTGATGCAGCTGAAAAAGCTGTTGCTCAGTACGCAATGAAGCAAGCAGAACTTAAAGCAGCAGAGGAAAAAGCAAAGATTGAAGCTGAAGAAAAAGCAGCAGAAATCGAAGCTGAAGAAAAGGCTGTTCAAGAAGCAAAACAGGAAGAACAAAAATCTGTGATTGAAGCAGGTTTATCTGGAGCTGAAAGGCTAATGTCTGATGTTGAGAAAAGAGTCAATGAAAAGCATGAAGATTTAGGCAAGGTCGTAAAAGAACTTGAAGCTAAATTATCTGAGAAATCAGAAGAAATCATGAATATCAGAGAGTCAAAAAGAATTTTCTCAGATAGGACTGGTCAAGGCGACTGGAAAAAAGCATTTGAAAACGACATCATGGACGCAAAATTCTTAGGTCTATCTACTGGTAAAGGAAACGATACTGAGTATGCTAAGAATTTAATGGAAAAAGTAAACGCACATTCAGGTGTTGCTGTTTCCAGTGCAGACTTTGAACAAGTTGTTTCAACAAATATCGAAAGAGACATTCAGAATGAATTAGTATTAGCACCTCTATTCAGAGAGATACCAATGACTTCTGCAAATATGATTATCCCAATCCTACCAGATTCAGGATATGCTGAGTTTACTGCAAACCAAGCTGCTAGTGGTTCTTCACCACATGGTAACTTGTCTGAAAGAGGCGACGCATACAACCCTGGTTCAGCAGGTGGTATTGATTTAACAGAGAAAACTCTTTCAACTGTAAAACTAATCTCAAAATCCTTCATAGGTAATGAGACTGAAGAAGATGCAATTATGCCAATCTTACCACTCATTAGAGAGTCAATGGTAAGATCTCATGCAAGAGGTATTGAGAATGCAATCTTAGCAGGTAACAACTCTGCTAACGGTGTGTATTCATCAGGTGCGTTTGATGGTTTAATCCAATTAGCTGCACAAGATAATAGCTCTGGTTCTCACTCAACACAATCAACAACTGCGTTTGCAACAGACAAACTAGTTGCAACTGATTTGTTAGCAATGAGAAAAGCAATGGGTAAATATGGTGTTAATCCATCAGAAGTTGTTTATCTAATTTCACAAAGAAGTTATTTTGAACTACTAGAAGATGCTGAGTTCCAAGATGCTAACCTAGTTGGTGACATGGCTACTAAGCTATCAGGTGAAATCGGACAAGTGTTCGGCTCAAGAGTATTACTAGTTGACGAATTTGCAGCACCAGCTGTAAGTAAAGTCCACGCAGTTTCTTTATATGCTAGAAACTATGTAATGCCTAGATTAAGAGGCGTAACAATTGAATCAGATTATGATGTTGAAAACCAAAGAAGAGTACTTGTGGCTTCACAAAGACTCGGCTTTACCGACATGATTGACGGTGCAACATCTGTTCACATCAGAAGTTACAAAGCTAGCTAATAGCTAAAAGTAAGGCTGGAGGGGAGCCTATCCCCTCACTTTTATGAATTATGGCAAACTTAATAAATTTACAACAATATAAAGACTTCGCAGGGATTAAAGGCCTGAACGAAGACGCTAAGATTAATGTAATTATTCCTGCCATAAGTCAAGCTGTAAAAAGCTATTGTGGTACTAGTTTTATAGACCACTACTCAAGTGATAAAACAGAGTTCTTTGATATAAAGGATAAATTTACTACTGCAGTAATGGTAGATGAAAGTCCTTTAGTAAGTGTAAGTCAAGTACAAGAGAGGCAAAGTCAATCTGATAGTTATGTTACTTTAATTACAGAAAATTCAGACTCGAGTGGAAAATATGAGTATATTGTAGACACTGAGCTAGATTTAGTAAGAAGAACTACAGCTACAGGAGATAAAGCGTTTCCAATGGGACCAAAAGCAGTAAAAGTTGTTTATCGTTCAGGTTACGCAAGTACTCCAGATGATTTAAAACTTGCTTGTTTTGATTTAGTAAAATACTATCTTAAAGATGAAAGAAAAAGTGGAATGACTAT